TCAGGCGGCCTCGTCGATGACGGCGTCGAGGTAGCGGGGGTAGAACCAGAGATCGGACTGGGCCTTGAGGGAGGTCGAGGTGACGGCGAAGATCTGGAGTGGCCCGGGGTCGGTGTAGTGCTGGTCGGCGGCGCCGAAGTCGGCGCCGATGGTCTTGTAGTCGATGCACACGGGGTTGGTCCCGAACGCGCCGGTGCCGCCGTAGATGCTGGGGAGTTTGCCCAGCTCGGCGGGTCGGATCTCGATCCAGGTCATCGAGTCGGCGTCACGGACCCAGGTCAGGGAGCCCTCGGTGAGGTTGAAGAGCCAGAACTCGTCCCAGGACATGTTCGCGGTGCCGGTGATGGTGATCTCGACGAGCTGGTTGCCCTCGACCTCGACCGGCGGGAGGAGCATGGCGGCGAGGTTGATGGCCCGGTAGCCGCTGGTGACCGGGACCTCGATCGAGCCGGAGTCGGTGACGCCGGAGCCGATGGTGGCCGCGCCGGCGGAGTCGACGATGCGCGTCGTCCAGGTCAGGGTGCCGGCTGTGGTGACGTTGAGCCGGCCGACGAGGCCGTGCATCCCGTCGCGGAGCTTGGTCGCCTGGATCCGGAAGACTGCCGGGGTCGCGAGGGTGTTGCGGGCCCCGGAGATCATCGCCGTGTCGACGGTCGCGCCACCGGAGGTCAGGAACGGCCGCATCGGTGGCGCGAGAGCGGCGTTCTTCGTGCTGTAGACGAGGATGTCGGTGCCCAGCGGCCCAGGCGTGGGGGTGGTGGAGTCGTAGAGGCGGATCGCGGCCTGGGTGGCGGCAGACCCGAGGATGATCGCGGTGCGTGAGCGCTGACGGTTCGTGCTGCTCGACACGATCAGGTTGGTGTGGGCGACCTCGGCGACCGCGATCGATGCCGACGGCGCCGCAGGCTGCGCTGGTGCTGCGAGCGAGATCGACAGCCGGTCGAAGTCCGCGGCGGTGAAGTAGTAGTCCAGGTATCCGCTGACCAGGCTCGGCATCACCGCGATCGGGGTGATCGGGCTCAGGGTGCCCAGGCCGCGCTTGAACGTCGGGTCGGTAGCCACGCCGGCCACGGAGGCGGCCGCCGAGATCCGCAGATAGGGCAGCGCCCCCGGGGCGGCGGTGACCCCGGTGCGTCGCAGCTCGAGCGACCGGGCGCCGTAGACGCCCACCGGGGCGCCGGAGGCGATCACGCTTCCCCCGGCCGAGGTCGGGCTCGGCTTGGCGACCTCGACCGTGGTCGAGCTGTAGGGCGTGCCGGTCCATCCGCTGTAGCTGGTCGCGCTGTTGGTGTTCGTCCCCATGAGGAAGGACCGAGCGCCGACGGCGCCGGCCGGGACGCGCTCCATCATGAAGTTGGAGGCGTAGATCTTCTCCCTGGCGACCGGGGCGTAGGCGTGGACCAGCGCGAGGCGGATGCGGGTCGTTCCGGCGGGAACGGTGTAGTACCCCTGGATGGTCTTGTAGACCCAGCCGTTCGCGTCCGCGCCGCCGGCAATCGCCACCAGGCTGCCGATCTCGGTCTGCCCGCTACTGGTCGCCCCGTTCCACTGGTCGACGACGAGCTTGATGGTGCTGCCGTCCTTGACCGCCCCGCCCCCGCCGGCCGCGGTGACGCGGACCGCGACCTCGTTGCGCAGGTAGATCCGGTCACCGGGGGCGACGACGTGCGCGGAGGAGCCCTCGACAGATTCGGCGAGCATGCGCCGGTTCGCGAGCCCGACGATCGGCTCCAGCTCGAACGCCGTGACCAGGATGTCGACCCACGTGTGGTCCATCGGCGGCGTCACGGAGGCGGCCGAGACCGCCCCGATGGCGGTGCCGGGGTCGGCGGTCCACCGGCTGATGCCCTGGACCGGGGAGGGGTTGAGGATCTCGTTCGTCCGCTGGACCGTGCCGAACCCGTAGGCGGTGGGGACGGTCCACCCGGAGGCGGAGTCGCAGGTGTCGACGACCGTCTTGGTCTCGCTCGCGGGCGGGACCGGCAGCGCCGGCACGGTGACCGGGTCCGGCGGGCGGGAGAACGGGTGCCGCGACATCGTGACGGTGAAGTAGCGGCACTCCTGGACCTCCTCGTCGAGGTCCCAGTCGTTGCCCTCGTCGCGCTCCGGGGCGGCGGCGTAGACGTCGTAGACACAGGTGGCGGCCTCCTCGAGCGGGGAGACCCACACCAGTGGCGGGATCGGGTCCGCGGACGCGTTCGCCGCGAGGGCGGCAGCGGCCTTCGCAGTCGCGGGCCCGGCCGCCTTCCCGTCCGGTGCAGACACGCGAAGCTGCAGCACCGTCTCGGCGTTGTCGTGGCCGTTCATCACCGCGAGCGAACCGTCGACCTGCAGCGACTTCACGAACTCGGTCAGCGCCTTGGCCGTGCCGAGCTTGGTGCCGTCGGCCATCGCCTCGATCACGAACTCCGCGTCCGGGTCGACAACATCGCCGGCGAGACGGATGTCGCCCCACGTCAGGGAGTGCGGCTGGCTCATGCGGTCTCCTCCGGCTCGGTCGGGGGCTCAGGCACGGCAGGGACCAGCCGCGCGCGGTCGGCCTCGAGCTGTGCCTTCTCGGCCAGGCAGCCGGCGAGGCGCAGCTCGAGGTCCGCGAGGTCCGCCTTGGCCTGGGCGATGTGGCCTTCCTGGATTCCGATGCTCTCCGGGCCGCCGTCGAGTTCGGCCAGGCGCTGGTCGATCAGCGCCACCGTCGGGCTCGCCGTCGCGTCGGCCGGGTTGCCGGGTTCGATCTGCTCGGTCACGTCACTTCTTCCCGTTCCGGCCGCGGTGGCCCTTGGAGTTGCCGCGGCCGCGGCTCTGGCGGTCTTCCTTGTGCTCGGCCTTGATGGCCTTCTCGATCGCGTCGAGACGCGCGTTGGCCTGGCGCAGCTCGCGGTTCGATGCGGCGAGCTCCTTGGCGTAGGTCGCCGCGGCGGCGTCGCCGGCCTTGGTGGCGTACTGCTCGCGCAGGTTGAATGCGGAGACGTACTTGGCGAGGTCGGCGGCCGAGCGGTTCGCGAAGTCGGTCAGCGCCCGGGCGTCCGGGGCCTCTCGCAGCAGCGCCTCGAGAGCGCCCTGGTTGACGCCCTTGGAGCGCAGCGCCTCGATGTCCTTGGCGAGCTGGGCGCCGTTCAGGTTGTCGCCATTGAGGACGGCCATGACGTCGTCAAACGATCCGCCGGCCGACCACACGTCGTTGTTGGGGAACAGATCTGAGCGGACGCGGTCGCTCGCTGCGTCGCGGATCGAGTCCATCTTGTCGATGACGCGGTCGCGGGCCTCAGTCTCATCGTCGACCGCCTTCTCGGACCGCTTGAGTGCCCGGTTCAGGCCCTTGAGCGAGTTGGGCAGCTCGTACTGGATGACCTCGATGGCCTTCATGCCGTCCGGCAGCCACGTCGGGTTCCTCCCGCCGCCACTCTGTCCGAGTGGCGCGAGGGCCGAGGACCACGACGGGTTGCGCCCGGCCGTGCCGCCACCGGCGAGGCCGCGGGCCATCATCCGCTCGGCGACCTCGCGGCGCGACATGCCGCGGTTGATGTCCTTCAGCTCGGACCGGAAGGTGTCGGCCTGGCCGTCGCGGTTGGAGGTGACCTCTTCGCCAGGCGCCAGCATGTACGGGTAGCGGTCGGCGTAGGGCCCGCCGTCCTTGGGCACCGTGGAACCGTCGGCCGACCCCTTGCCGCCGAAGATGGTCTGGATGCGGACCCAGGCGGTGCGCGCGGCGGTGATCGCATCGAGCTGGGCCTTCGCTTCGGCGATGCCGGTGAGCGTCACGTGCGGGCGGGCGCCCTTGTTCGTGGTGCTGACCAGGCGGCCGTCGACCGTGGAGATCTTCCCGATGAAGGGGTTGATGTTGGCGTCCACGTTCGGCTTGGTGTTGGAGCCGTCGAGGTTGCCGAGAAGATCCTCGAGACCGATCACCTGCTCGCGGGCCTTCTTGACGTCGCCGGTGTCGATGTCGATCTTCGTGGCCTTGAGCAGGTCGCGGAGAACGTCGCGCAGGTCCCGCGTGGCCTTCGTGGCTCCGCCGGCCTTCTCGACGGCCGCGTCGAAGTCAGCAAGAGCACCCTTGAGGAACTTCACCCGCTGGAGGCCGGAGAGCTGCTCGGAGTACTGCTCTGTTGCCGCGATCAGGTCATGGAGATTGGTCAGGTTCTCGCGGCCGCCAGCCAGGTCCGGGTTGAGGCCCTCTCCGTTCTGCTTGATCGACTCCGTGACGTTGTCGATCGCAGCCTGGTAGGCGATCCAGGCGGCCTGCTTGTCGACGACTGCGTTGAGGTTGGTGATGGCCTGCTGGAGCCGCTCTGTTTGGTGGGCTGCGGCGGCGGCCTTCTCGCCTGCGGTGCCGTACCGCTCGGCGAGTGCGTCGAAGGCGATCTGGTCGGAGGCGGCGTCTTCGGCGTCGCGCAGGCTGTCGGCGAGCTGGCGGATCTTCTCCTCGTCCTTGCCGAACAGGAAGCCGAAGTCGCCGGTGAAGACGCGCTCGAGGCCCTTGCCGACGTCGTCCAGGGCGTCGCCGATGCTGGAGATCTCGTTGCTGTCCTTGGCCTGCTCCTTGAGCTGGGCGAGCTCGTCGGCGGCCTTGCTGAACTGGCCCTCGGAGATCTGCTTCTGGACCTTGTCGACGGTGTCGGAGAAGCCGACCGTGGCGTTGTCGAGGTCCATGATCCCGCCGGCTGCTGCGCCGACGGCGACGCCCCAGGGGCCGCCGAGGGTGCCCAGGAGGCCGAGGGAGACGGTGTTGGCGACGCCGAGGTTGTCAGCGAGCCCGGTGCCCGCGAGGGCGAGGCCGGCGACGGGGGCGGCGCCCTTGGCGGCCTCGGCGGAGAAGGCCCGAACCTCCTTGCGGGCCGCGAGGGTCTGCTCGGAGGCGTGCTTGGAGGACTGGCCCATGCGGTAGGCCACGGTGCCAAACTTCGACATCGAGGGGATGGCGGCCTTGGCATCGCGCGCGGCGGTCTTGGTGAACCCAAGTACGCCCTGCTGGGCCAGGCGCTGGGAGGCCGTCCCGCCGTAGAGCTTGGTCTGCAGCGCGGCGGCCGCCTGCAGGCCGCGGGAGTAGAGCGCGAGCGCGGCGACGCCGGCAAGGATCGGGGTCCCGAGGTCGCTGTCGGCGATCGCCGACACGGCATCGCCGAATAGCTCGATGATCTTCAGCGACGGGCCGCCGAGCGGGGCGACGGCCTCGATGATCTGCAAGATCGCGTCCGCGAGCGCCCCTGCGGCGTCCGCGACCCGGGGGCCGTTGGTGTCGATGTAGTCGATGAACTCGCGGTAGCCGTTGGTGCCGGACAGCTCCTCGGACCACTTCGCGAAGTCGCGGGACTGCTCCAGCAGCCACTCGCCGAACTTGTCGTTGGTGGGGTCGAAGGCCATCCACAGCTCGGCGAGGCCCTTGGTGAGGTTGCCGAGGGTGCGGAAGAGGTCGTCGATGGCGTCGGGGGCGTTGTGCTCGACGAAGTCCCAGAACTCCTCCCACTCCGGGCCGGCGAGCTGGTCGGCGCCCTCGGCGATGAGGGACCCGCCTCGCTCTCCGATGGCCTGGGAGATGTCGCCGAGCTTGGGGGCCAGCCGCTCGAGGTCGTCGAGGGCCTCGGTCAGGCCGGGGAACCAGCCCGCGGCGGCGGAGTCGCGCATCTCGCGCAGCACAGGTCGGAGTTTCTGGAACTCGGTGACGAACTTGCGGGCGTCCGGGCCGATGTTGGACATCGCCGCTTCGGCCTTCTCGAGGTTCGCGGCGGTCGGCTCCAGGCGGGCCGTCTCGACGGCCTTGAGGGCGTCGCCCACACCCTGCATCGCGCCGACGAACGAGACGCCTGCGATGGCAGCGAAGCCGAGCTGGGAGGCGAGCCCGGTCACGGCCGGCACCGCGATGCCGGCGATCGGGACCGCTGAGGGACCGAGGATCGCCATGACGTCAGCGAGAATCCGCACCCGACCCGAGAGCCGGTCGATCTCCGGGCCCGACTTCCGGGCAGAGCGGCCGACGCCCTCGACCCCGTCGGAGACTTGCGGGAGGGTCTGCTTGACCCGCATCCCGGAGCCGTCAACGTGGTCGAGCGTGCTGCCGAACACCGCGGCAGCGGTGGTCATCTTCGCCATCGTGGTGGTGAAGCCGGCGTCTTCGGCGGAGACGCGGACCGACTCACGGCGAACGGCCATCTGGTCCCTCCTTCGGCTCGGGGTTGTCGGAGAAGGGGCACCAGAAGACGCGCTGGTCGATTACGCTCCGGGCATGATCAGGAAGGCTCTCGGGGCGCTGACGGGACTGCTGCTTGCCGTGTCGCTCGCCTCGTGCGGAGGCGACGAGGAGCCCGAGGTGTCGAGCGAGCCGGCGAACACCGGGGCTCCCAGCGAGACGCCGACGGTCGTCCTCGACATGCTGGACGCGTGCAGGCTGCTGGAGCAGCAGGTATCGAAGTACGGCGACAGCGAAGCCGACCAGGAGCAGTTCGCCGCCTACCTGACCACCCTGGCGGGATCGTCTGACCCCGAGACGCGCGCCGCCCTCCTCAGGATCGCGTCGGCAGCAGCCAACGAGTACGGAGGCGAGGGTGTCGACGATGTCCTCGACAGGCAGGGCGAGTACCTCGACGCGCTCGACAACATGGCTGCCGAGTGCAAGGCCGTCGGGTCCTCAGCCCTGCAGTGACTGGCTCGCCGAGCCCGGCTCCGGCGGTTCAGCGTGCTCGGCCGTGGCGGTCTTGCGGCCGCGGAACTGGACCATCACGTGGCGCCCGTCGCCGGGGCGCTTGCGGGTGGGCGGGATCTTGTCCTCGTCGCCCATCGCCTTGAGGGCCTTCCGGTCGGCGGCCTGCTGGATGCGGTCGTTCTTGGCTACGCCGGCGCACACATTGCAGTGCTCGACCTCGATCGCGAAGTGGTTGTCCAGGTCCCCGGTCAGGGACTTGTGGTAGCCGCAGCCTGAGCAGACGCCGGCCTCGTAGATCCGCAGCTCGACCATCTTCGTGACCTCGGCCTCGGTCCACTCCGCCTCGCGGTGGATGACTGTGTAGCCGGTGAGGTTGCCCTCGGCGTCGTAGTGCTCGTGGTGCTCGGCCGGTTCCCAGCCGTTGAGGCGCCGTTCGGAGACGCCGAGATCGAAGGCTAGGCGTCTGCGCTCTCGGCCGAGAGGGTCGAGGGCGAGCCGCTCAGGGCTTTTGGGGGAACGGTGACCTTGAACTCCTGCATCTCCACGACGCGGCGCACGAGGTCGGTCATGTCTGCCGGCGCGATCCGCTTGGAGAGCCAGCCGGACCAGTCGCCCTCGGTGAGCTTCTCGTCGTTCCACGAGACTGCCCAGTCGCCGAGGTCGGCCATGAGGTCGGTGGTGTTGACCACGCCGTTGCCGTTGCGGGTGTCGGAGATGTTGCCCTCACGCGGGGGATGGTCGTCCTTGTACGCCTGCCAGGCGGCGCCGTCGACACCGTTGAGCTGCAGGTCGCCCTCGTAGTCGCGCATCTGGTCCCACAGCGCGGTCAGCTCGGCGTCGATCTCGGCCACCCGCGGCGGCATCTCGGGCTCGGCGCGCTCGGCGGACTTGCGGACGCGGGCCTTGGCCTCGCGGTCCTCGTCGCCCTGGCCGGCGGTGGCGGTGGCGTTGATGATGAGGTCGGCCTTCTCCGAGCTGAGGCGCTGGACCTTCTCGACGAGCTCCAGGTTGAGGCACAGGCGAACAGAGCGGGTGGGAAGCTTGGCGGCCTTCTCGGCACGCAGCTCCGCGAGGGTCTTGGGCATGGGGTTCTCCTGCCGGGTGGTTGCCGAGTGGCCCCGTCCGCGACTCGGCAGCGCGGACGGGGCCGTCTTGGGTGGGTCAGGCCGCGACGACGCCGTTGATGGGCTCGCCGCCGTCGGCGTAGATCACGGACTGCGTGATCGCGAACTGGTCGAACTCCCCCTCGCCGGTGCGGCCGCGGCGCTGGCGGCCGAGCTTGACCTTGTGGGCGATGTAGGAGTCGCCGGCCGCGAAGGTGGAGCCCGTGCCGTCCATGCCCTGGAACTCGAGCAGGATCTTGGTCGTGCCCGGTGTCATGAGCGTGCGCGCCTCGTTGCCGGGGGCGGCGTCGTCCTCCTGCGGGAGGTGGGAGTACTGCAGGTCGGTGATGGTGTCGGTCGTGTTGCCGAACTCCTGGGGCACCTTGCGGCTGCACATCTTGCGCGGGCCCTCGCCGACGTTCTCGCCGCCCTCGGAGACGAAGTCGCCGTAGAGGTGGCAGGTGAGGATCTCGCCCGCGGTGACGCCGGTGAGCGGGATGGCGGCGAGGTTGGTCGCGGTGTCGAGCACCACGAGCCGGGAGTACCCCTGGGACTTCTGGGTCTCGGGCATGGTGACGGTCATGTCAGTCCTCCTGGGAAGGCGGGTTGGTGGTCGAGCTGTCGCCGGTCGACGCAGCCGGGGCGGACGACGCAGCCGACGCCGCCTTCTTCGCCGCCACCTTCTTGGCGACGGACGTCTTGGGCTTGACCGGCCGCCCGCCGGCCCGGGTCTCGGGGCGGGGGTTGCCGGAGCGGGTGTGCGTGGGCTCGTCGAGGATGGTCAGGCCTCGGCGCTCGGCGTCAGCGCGACCGGCGTTGTACTCGCGGTCGCCGACACGGACGCGGACGAGATCGGACATGGGTGGCTCCTTCGTGGTCGGGTGGACGCCCCACTTGGTCTGCCGTCCGCACCGCGACGGCGGGAATGCCGGCCGCGGCCGATGTGCACCCGGCGAGGCTCCCGGGAGGTCAGAGGGCGTAGGTCCAGGCGACGAGCCCGGAGAACCGGCCGTCGTCCTTGCTGATGGCCTGGCTGATGTTGAAGGTGACCGGCGTCGAGGTCTTCCCGCCGATCAGAAGGTTCTGCTCGTCGAGGGCCCCGGTTGCCTTGTTCAGCGCCCAGCGGGCCTCGTCCACGGTGCGGCCGACGCCGCGCAGGGTGATGCGCCAGCCGGAGACGCCCGCGCGACCAGCTCGGAAGACCCCGGCGGCGCGGCGCTCGACGGTCAGCAGGAGGTGGATCGGGGGCAGCGTGCCGGCGTTGCCGTCGGCGCCGGGGACGTTGCCGTAGTCGAAGACGATCGGCTTCGCGGCGCTGTCGACCAGACCGGCTGCGGTCAGGAGCCCGACGATGACGTCTCGGTGGACGCGCTCGTCGACCACGGGAGCGCTCGTCATCGCTCACCACCAGAGGTGAACGAGAGCTGGTCCATCATCTTCCCGATGTCCCTGACGAACTCCGGCTCCTGCAGGTCCCAGCCCTTCTCGATGTCGAGGTGCGGCGGCTGGTTGCGCGAGCCGAAGTTGAACGACATGTCGCCCTGCGCACGGTCCGACTCAGGGCCGTACTCGCCTTCCAGGGGGCTGAGCATCTCCGCGGTGAACGCGCTGGGGTAGTGCTTGCCGTGAGCGCCGGCAGACTCGCGCGCGATCGGGATGGTGCGGCGATTGCCCTCGCGGATGGTCTTGCGGACCAGCTTGCTCGCCTCGCGACCCAGCGTGCGTGCCGTGCCCGCCATGTCGTTGACGAGGTCGTGGATGTCGTGCTCAACACGTACTCGCATCAGGTCCACTCCTCGGGGCGATCGACGACGAACACGAGCATCCGACGGGCCGTGGCCTGGTCCTGGCCGGTCGACTCGAGGATCTGGCAGACGACCGGGGTCTCGCCGGCGTAGATGTCGAGCAGGTCGCCGTCGTGCAGGTCGGCGGTGTCGTGGGGGTGGTTGGCGGTGCGGACGGGGACCTCGATGTCGACGCCGCCGACGTTGACGGTGCGGTGGGTCGCGGCGCCGCGGGGCACTCCGGCGAGACGCAATGGGAGATCGACGTGGATGGCCGCCCAGACGGGGACCTCGAGCCCGGTCTCCTCGTCCTGCTCGGTGTAGCCCGTCTTGCGCATGACGGCGCAGCGGGACGTCATCCGAGCCTCGGCCATCGCCCGGCCGCGAGCAAGCCGTGCGGCCAGCCGCGCCGGGAGCCCCGCGGCGTCCATCAGCAGTACTTGATCGAGCCGGACCAGCCGTTGAGCACGGCCGCGTCTGCGGACTGGAGGCGTCGGAGCTCGGCCGCGGTGAAGTAGATGTCCTCGGTGGCGTCGGCCTTCTTCCAGGCTTCCTGGTAGTCGTCGATCGAGCCGGACTCGGACTCGCGGCCCTCGGGGTTGCGCAGGACCCGGCGCGCTGCCGCGGTGACGACGTCAGCCACGGTCGTGGCGTCGATCTGCCCTGCTTCGATGCGACCGACGAGGCCCCGATCCTCGCGCTGCAGCTGGCGCCAGGCGACATCGAGCCAGTACTGCTGGAGCTCGTCGTCGGCTGAGCCGGTGTAGCCGGGGATCGGGGCGCTCGCCGGGTTGTTCATCAGCCCTGAGCCTCGTCGTCAGCGATCAGCGCGGCGACGAGGGTCTCCACGCTGCCTCGCTTGCTGATCCGGTCGCCGTCGGGGCGTCCCTCGTTGCGGCCGTCGATCTCGGCCTTGAGCGCATCGAGGTCGAGGCTCGAGTAGTCCGCGGGCGCCGCGGGGGCGGGGTCGGGTGCCTCCGCCTTGAGCTGCTCGATCTCCGCCGTCAGGGCCTTGATCTCCACCTCGAGGTCGACGATCCGGTCGTCGCGCTCGGCGAGCTGGGCGTCGTACTGCTGGCGCAGCGCGGCGACCTCCGCCACCGCGAACTCGCCAGTCTCCGGCTCGGTGGAGGCGACCTCGCTGCCCCACACGTCGGCGGCGATCGTGTCGGCGCCCTTGATGTCGGCCTCGTCGGTCCCGGCCTCGTAGATGTACGGGCCGACCTGCACTGTGGTGCTCAGCTTGCGGCCCATCAGACGAGGCCCTTCCAGATCACGATCGCGTCGTTGTCCTGGAGGACGGGCATCCCGACCGCGGCGCCCTTGACGGCACGCTGGACCGGGTTGTCGTTGCCGAGCGTCACGATGGTGAGGCCGGGGACCTCGGCCGCGGACAGCGCGGTTCCGCCGTTCGGCTGGACCCGCTGGACCTGCTGGACGGCCTCCTGGGTGATGCCGAGCTCGGTGCGACCGACCGGGTCGTCGTTGCTGGGCAGGAACACCAGGGTGCCCTCGGCGAAGAACCGCGTCCGGGCGCCGGCAGCGTCCTTCATCTGCCGGTCGTAGGTCACCGGCACCGGGAGATTCCGGTTGGCGGCGTAGGCGGCGACCTGGTCGGCGCCGACCGGGCCCTGCGGGAACGCCACCTGCAGCGCAGCGACCAGCAGGCTGTAGACCTTGCGCGTCGTCACTGCGACGCCGGCGGCATCGCCGGCGACCGCCGCGTAGACGTCGTGGGCCGCGGCGTAGGCGTTCCACACGGCCGCACCGTCGGCCGGGTTGAGCGGGGCGCCAGCGGTGATGATCTGGGCGCCCGGGATGCCGAAGTCGACGCTGTGCGTGGTGCCGTCCTCGGTGACCAGGGAGATGATCCCGGTCGAGAGGAGCTGGCCGCGCATCGCCTCCATGGTGTTGTCCACGGTCGCCGCGCACTGGCCGGCCGCCGACGTCACGGCGGGCTGCCAGTCGACCGCCTGGCCGGCGAGCTGCTGCGCGAGGATGAACTCCTGGTTGAGGTCGACCTCCGTCAGGTTCACCAGCGGGGTGACGGCGGGCAGGTCACCGCGCACGTCGATGATGCCCTGCTTCTGGATGGGGATCGCCGGCGCGTCGAACGCCCGGATCGGGACGGTCTGGTCGTTGCGAGTGCGCCGACCGAGACGGTAGGTGACGCTGGGCACGTTGACCACGGGGAAGAACCGCGCCAGCGAGTTGCGTGCGTCCTGGAGCTGGCGAGCCGCGAGGATCGTGGGCCGCAGGTCCGGGACGAGATCGATGAGCTGCATGATCGGTGGTCCTCTCGGGTCAGGCCGGCGTGACGCCGTTGATGAAGTTGACGTTCTTGAGCGCGTTCTCCTGCGCGAGGGTGAGAGCGGCCGGCAGGAAGCGCCGGTCCACGTCACCGCCGTCGACGACGGAGATCAGGTGCGTCTCCCCGGCCTTGTGGGTGTACTCGTTGAGCACGAGCCCCTTGCCGGCGACCAGGGACCCGGACTTGACGAGCCCGTTGGCGTCCTTGACGACGTCGGCGAACGTGACGCTGACGCCGCGGGTGCTGGCCTTGAGCATGTTGCGCAGCCAGCGGGTGTCGCCGTTGCTGTAGGTGGTGCGCTTGGGCGCGAAGTTGGACACGGTGCTTCTCCTTCGGTTGGTGTGTCCGGATGGGTGATGCCCGTGGGCTGCGGCCTCGCGCCTGCGCCTTCGGGTGGTTCGGTGTCGCTCAGGCAGTCGGGGCGGTACGGACGCCGGCCGTGAGCTGCATCTGCGCGAGGATCTCCTTGACCTTGTCGGCGTCCGGAGTGGCGATGGGGCCTCCTCCACCGATGCCGACGGGGGCGATGCGAGTGGTGGACTTCGCGAGGTGGGGCTTGGCCTCGACGACCTTGTCGAGCGCGGCCTTGACCTTCTCGACGTCGGCACGACCGTCGGCGTCCACGATCGTCGTGAGGTCGACGTTGGCGAGCGCGTCGGTCGGGTCGTGCAGCAGCGGCTTGGCGGCCTCGAGGACCGCGTCGCGGACCTTGTTGGCGGCGGCCTCGGCGGTGCGCTGCTGCTCGGCGTCCTGGAACGGCTTGATCGCCGCGGAGACGGCCTGCTGGACGATCGCTGCGATGTCGGGCGCCTCGCCGGGCTTCGGAGGGTCGGCCGGCTTCGGGGGATCCGCGGGCTTCGGCGGGGCGGGCTTGGCCCGGGCGGCGTCACGCTCACGGACGGCCGTGTCGCGATCCCGCTCGGCCTGGACGCGGGCGGACCGCTCGCGGACCAGCGCCGTCTTGCCGGGGTCGCCGAGCGCGTCCCACGTCTCCTGCGGCACGTCCTCGGGGCGCTCGGGCGGGTCGTTGGACGGGTCGCCGCCCATGATCGGGAAGATCGGGCGGCCGTCGCGGCGGAACCCGATCGCGCGGATCGGCTCGCCGGTCAGCGGGTGGTTCTTGCCGAGCAGCGGCAGAAGTCGGGCAGGGGTGGGGTTGGACATCGCGTCCTCCTGTGGATCTGGCGCGCTTGGTACGCGGCGCCGGGCGCTCCTCGTCCATCGCGGGCGAGATCAGGTGAGGTAGCCGTAGAGGCGGAGCAGCCGCAGCGCGTCTTCGCGGTCGGCGGCGATCTCGTAGATCGACTCGGGGCGTAGGCGGACCGGGCGAGACGGGTTCCTCTTGCGCCAGGCCGCACGTCGCGTGGTGCCGTAGCGGGTGACCTTGACCCGGTGACCGAACACCTCCGCGGTCGAGATTCCGGACGCCGAGTTGATGACGGTCGTGACGTCGGAACCATCGCGGATCGCCTGCATCTCGGCCTCAGTCAAGTCCCGGATCCAACCGCGCTCAAAGGCGTCCTCCGGGGTGACGACCAGCCCGCGGTCGAGGGCATCTTGAAGGGACGCGCACGACTCGCTCGTGCAGTCGCAGCCGGGGTGGCGGTCGAAGGCAGCGTCGGTGCGGTAGATCCTCCCCGCCAGCACCGTGCAGCGCTTGCACGACGGCGGGACCAGGATGCGGACGTAGAACGCCTGCCCCTGCGCGTACATCTCGGCCTGACCGGCCGAGCGGGCCGCGTCCTGCACCTCGGAGGCCATGAGCTGCGCGAGTGCGGCTTGGAACCGTGTCGGGTCGTCCCACCACGGGGGTGGGAGCGCTTCGACGGGGGCAGGGACTCGCGCGTCGATCGTGGCGACCAGCGGCTCGGAGATCGGATACCCGAGCGCCGAGACGCCGGCGAACGGGGCCGGGGAGATCAGGGGCGGTCGGTCAAGACGAGTCGAGACCGTCGCGATCGCCAGCGCTGCAGCGCGGAGCTGGAATCCAGCGACCTCGGTCAGGATCTCCGCCCAGCCGGCGCCAGCGGCCAGGAGGCGCTGGATGCCCAGGCCTGCGGCAGCAGCAAGAGCCGCCTGCTGGGCGTGCGCCTCACGCGCTTGCTGCGGGGTCGCTGTCGGCACTCGGGATCGCCTTGAGACGGGCGCGCGTGGCCGGGTCGAGCAGCGCGAAGACGTCCGCATTCGCGCCGGACTCGGCAGCGCCGACGGCGGCGTCGATCACGTCCGGGTCCCACCGGAGCACCCGCTCGGCCACCACCCGCATGTCGTAGCCCGACGCGATCAGCTTCGTCGCCTGGTCGACCTGCTGCGACTCGATCCGGGTCTCCGGATCCACCCACCGAGGAGCCACGCGCACGCGTGCGGACGGGACCTCGATCGCGAGGATGATCTGGCCGAGACGACGCCAGGACTGGTTCAGCGACCCCATCCGGCCCATGCCGTTGATGCGCCGCACCATCGGCGCTTCGTCGACCTTGAGGAGCTCTCCGGTCATGTGGGACTTGAGGTCGAGCGAGAAGTAGCCGGACGGGAGCTTGGTCTGCCGACGGATCACCCCGGCCGCGTGGTCTGCCCAGGTCACGAAGGACGCAAGGCCAGCGGGCTCGAGCTGACCGAACTCGGCGTCCTTGCTGGTCGTGCCCCAGAAGTGGTCGGCGCGCGGCTTGAAGCCCAGCACCGGCTTGCCGTCGGGGCCCACGAGGGGCTTGGACGGGTCCTTGGGATCGCGTGGGATGTCGAGGCCCTTGCCGTACCGGATCGGGACCGCGCCGAAATGGCCGGCGAAGACCATCAGGCCCTCGATGAGGTCGATCACGTCGACTGCCGTCGCGATCCGGTCGATCTCGGAGGTCGGCTCGAGCAACAGGCGCGCGCGGGGCGCGAACTCGACCACGGGCACGCCCTTGATGCCGGTCGAGATCGGGTCGCCGTCCGGGATCCAGCGCGAGGCCACGCCGGAACCCTGCGGGTCATCGTGGACCACAGAGTCTTCGCGCAGCGGCTGGTCGATGCCGTCGAGGCGCAGCATCCCGCGTCGGTCACCGGTCCACTCGTCGGTCCAGATCTTGAGGTACGCGTCGACGTCGTAGGGCGGCGCCTGCGACCGGTGCACGGCCGCCTGGGTGGCCGACTCGATGCCGACCACTGCCCGGTCGCCGTTCTTCTCTCGGGACGCGGACGCGAACGCGCGAGAGTCGATCAGCGCCTCGCGGTGGCCCTCCTGGTGCATCACGTCGAGGTCGCTGCCCTCCCAGGCGTTCTGGAGGATCTTGCTGGTCTCCTTGTCGTCGACCGCGTCCAGGCCGCCGACCAGCAGCCGCTCAGTCAGCGCGTCGACCACCACGGCCGCCGTGCCCGTCTTCGGGACGTCGAGGGCGGAGAACATGTTGCCGGTGACGAGCGCGGTCTCCGTGCCGCCGGCCGAGGCGACGATGAGGCCGGGATAGACCTCGGCGTACTCGCGCGCGAGGAACGGCAGGATGTGCTCGTTGGCGTAGCGACGCTGGAAGCCCGCCGAGTACGCCTTCTGCTTGTCGATCTTCTCCAGCAGGTGCTTGGTCCACTGCATGATCGTGGGCATCGGCAACCTCCTGGGGGTCGTGTGGTCAGAGTCCGAAGACGAGTGGAGGGAGTTCCTCGACCGGGGCATCGGTCCAGCCGGCGGTGATGGCGTCGGCCCGAGCTTCGAGCGCGAGCGCGTCGCCCACGACGGTGTCGATCTTGCGGGCCGAGTTCGGGTTCTCCTTGCGGACCAGACGCAGCCGGCCCTTCCACCACACGTAGGCGTTGCCGTAGTGGTCGGAGGCTTCCTTGTCGCCGTCGTGCCAGGTGACGCGGTTGGTCAGGTCGGTGTGCAGCCGGTTGAGCGCGCCCGCCATCGCCACGTCGCGGCTCGTCGGCCACGAGATGACGCGGGGCATCTCCGTCGTCTTGCCGTCGACGACGTAGCGCTCGTGACCGAGCTCGGCGGCTAGGGTCTCGATGTCCGATCGCCACTCGTGCGGGTCGTAGTAGCCCCGGACCACGCGGTAGTCGCGGTGGACCTCGCGGATGCGGGCGAGCACCTCGTTGCGAGGCACCGACCAGCCCGCGCCCGCCGCGCCCTGCGGCTTGGCCCACGAGCCGAGCTTGAACAGGAAGCCGTCGGACATCCGGCATCCACGCAGCACGGTGGTGTCGTCGTTCAGCGACCCGTCGAACCCGATCGAGATGGCGGTTCCGAGCTCGACCTTCTCGCCCGGTCGCGCCTGCCTGTCGTGGATGTTCTTCGCGATCCATGCATCCGAGCCGGCCATCGACCTGTTGAGGAAGTAGCGGGCCGCCTCGGCCTCGTCTCGGCAGACGGTCGGGTCGAGCATGTCGCTGTAGACGTCCTCGGCAACCATCCAGCCGCGCTCGGGGTCCATCGCGACGCCGTACACGTCTCGGAGCTGCCGGAGGGTTCGGTCACGGTCGGTGATGTCGATCCGGCCCTTGGCCTCGCGGTGCAGCACGATCCAGTCGTCGCCGAGCTGGCCCTTGCGGTACATCCGCTCAAGGACTTCCCACACCGACTCCTCTCCGAGGCGGCAGGCCGTGGTGGTCAGGAGCGCCCACGGCTCGGCGTGCTTGCGCTTGCCGGTGTTCCGCAGAGCCGTGGCGTACATGTCGCGCAGCTCAGCGGTGACGTAGAGGTGAACCTCGTCGGGGACGAGGAAGGTCTCCTTGCCCCCGTCCTTCGACGCAGCGCCGGCAGTCGACAGCACGCACTCGCCACCGTCGGGCAGGGAAATCGCGGTGGCCCTCATGTAGTCCCGGACACCGCGGACGCCGCCGTAGATGTCGGGGTGGGCATCCGGGCCCCACTCGCCCATGATGTAGGCGATGTTCTGGAACGTGTTGCCGGCCTGCTTCTCCTCGGTGGCCAGGCAGCGGATGAACGGCGAGGTGACAGGGCGGCCGACGGGCTGACCGTTGGCATCGAACCCATCGAAGCGGACCGGACCGAGAGCCTCGGCGACGCCGATGATCCCCGCCTTCTCCGACTTCGACCGGCCCTTCGGCATCGAGAGGACGCCGCGGCGCTTCTTGCGCCGGCCGGTCTCGGGGTCGAGCTCGTAGGCCGCGATGATGAAGTCCTCGATCTCCGGGTCGGAACCGAGGTCAAGCGGTTGGCCCATGACGTCGCCCGGGCCATGGCAGGCGTACTCGTTGAGCCAGTCGACGATCGTGTAGCCCAGGGAGCAGACCTGCCCCTCGAACGCCGGGACGAACGGCATCGGGGATCAGCCCGACTTGCGCGCGGCGCGCTCCCTGGCCCGGTCGATCGAGGAGACCTTGCCCGCGCCGTCCGCACCACCAGGCACGGTCGGCTTCTGCGCCCCGCGGGGCCCGCGGTGCTGAGGGCGCTTGCCGGTCGCCGGGTCGGGGAGCCGCAGGGCGGCGATGAGCTGCTTCATCGAGTTCGCCGTCTCGTTCGCCTTCGACAGCGCCCCTACGATCTGCAGCTTGAACTCGACCCCGACCATGTCGGCCGGGACCAGGGTGGCCCACGCATCGACGTCGCCCCGCAGCAGCTCGTCGAGCTTGTCGCAGCGGTCCTTCATCCGACACGCCTCGGTCAACTGCACGACCTGCGGGCCGTCGAGCTCGTGGTCATCGGTGATCGACTTCCACAGCATCCGCCCACCCGGGCCAAGGCCCGAGGGCATGCGAGGGTTCGTCATCTGGGGGGTCACCTCTCCGGGGCATCGCGCCCAACGCCGAGCCGGCATCGCGCCGTACCCGTCTGGTGATGTACGAGAAGGAGAACTCAGGTCTGGAAACTGCGAGACACCTCTCCCACGGTCCTCTGCCGGGGTGGGGTGGGATGGGGATGCCCCACCCTGTATGCGTCTCATGAGATATCGCGGTGGGTGCGGTGTGGGCATCGGGCGCGGCCGCTGGTGGCGTAGTCGCAGGGTGGGCATTCGGGGCCGTGGTAGCGGCTGCGGTCGTCGTCGCAGTGGCCGAGCGTCCAGTTGTTCGGGTCGATGGGCTTTCGGCAGCGCCAGCAGGTGAACCGTTCGCCTGCGTCCATGCGTCGTTGGTGCTCGGCGCGGAGGCGGTCGTGTGCGGCGTCATAGCCGCGTTCCTGTCGGGTGCCGCGCGCTCGGTCCTTGGCTCGGGTGTGCTTGGCGCACCGTGTGGCCTTGGTGAGTGTGGGGCAGCCGGGCTCGAGGCAGACCTTCATGGGTCGTCTCCGGTGGGGATGGAGAACGCCCCGGGCCGTGTGGCTCTCGGGGCGTTGGGATGGGGAGACACTTCTCCCGTGCGGCCAATTGTGCATGGCGGCGGGGGTGCGCGCAAGCGGCCGTCGTGGTCAGGTGCGCCAGGCGGGGTTGAAGTCGGGGCAGTCGGCGTACACCGAGGCGAGGGCGAGGAGGGTGTCGCAGCCGATCGGGCTTTCGCTGTCGCAGGTCTCTGAGCACCACGCGCCCGGACCGGGCTCGTGCAGCTCCACGATCCGGCGCTTGGCCTTGCACTCGGCCAGCACGCGGTCGGGGCTCGCCAATCGGATGTATCCCGTCCCACCTCCGCGGATCTCGACCTTGCCCCGGTGGTGTTGCCAGTCGCGCCCGATCGCCTCGTCTTCGGCGATCTGGGCCAGCAGGAACTCGGTGATCGTCACGCGGTGATCATCTCCTCGGCGTCGGGTTCGTCCTGGTCGTGGTTCTCGGCGCGGATGTGCTCGGCGAGCAGGCTTATGGTGCCCGGCTCCCAGGTGGAGCGGCAGTCGATGCAGAGGGCGGCGTGGTCGGCTGGGCGGATGCGGAGGGTGCCGCGCTTCCCGCAGAGGGGGCAGGTGTTGTTGGGCTTCCAGGCGGCGACGTCCCAGCCGGAGACGATGCGGGCCTGGTGCCACCAGCGGGTGATGTCGTGGTGGAGGCAGCATCCTGTGGCCCGGGCGTCGGTGGTGCAGGTGGTGGTCTGCGGGAGGAGTGAGCCGGCGAGGCGGACGCACGCCTTGGTGTCGCCGGGGTCGTCGAGGCCGAGGTCGCGGACCCAGCGTGCGGCTTCGAGGTCGATGCGGATGAGGGTGTCGAGGGCTTCGAGGGAGGCGACGGGGCGGGAGCCGTAGCCGCTGCCGGTGCGGTCGTCGCCGCCGGTGAGTGGGGTGGCGTGCTGGAGCTGGTCTAGGAGGGCGGGGACGGTGACGTGGTGGTGCTGGGTGTAGGTGGTGCCGTTGGCCTGGTGGGTGTAGGGCTCGGAGTGGCGGTGGGTGGTGGTGAGCTCGCGGACCATGTCGGTGGGCTCGGGGGTCACGGGGTCTCCTGTCGGGCGGTGCGGGCTTGGGCGACGCGTGCGTCGCGGGCGGCGCTGCTCTCGTAGTCGTGGTCGGCGTGGGGGTTGTTGCGGCAGCGGGTCTCGGGTTGGCCGCAGGTGCCGCAGAAGGTGTGCCGGTCGTAGGGCGCCGGGCTGCCGGTGGTCTCGGCGACGCGCTCGCGCCAGGCCGAGGAGCGGGTGTTGCTGATCGCGGCGGGGGTGTCGAGGGTGGTGTCGCAGGCGGCGCGGGTGACGGCGAGGACGACGTCGCCGAGGGCGAGGTGTTGGACCTTGCGGATGTGGGCGAGGATCCCGGGTGCGTCCCAGCGGCGTGCGCCGTGGGGGCGGAGGTCTTGGGCGAGGGTGACGAGCCGGTCTGCCCACTGGTCGGTGACGGGCATCAGGCGCCCGCCTTCGGAACCCAGGAGCCGCAGGCGGGCCACCAGGCACGGACGTCACTGGCGGCGCCGTGGGTGATGACGGCGCCGGGGCGCTGGCACTTCGGGAAGGCCTTGTTGTGGTGGCCGATCAGGCCGCGGAACTGGCAGGTGCCGCAGGTGGGTGTGCCGTCTTGGGGGCTGGTGGCGGTGCGGGTGGCGTCGGCGTCGGGGTGAAGGCGGCGGCCGGTGAGGGGGTGGCGGCCGGCGGCGATGTCGGCGGCCTGGCGGCGGGTGCGGCGCTGGTCCGGGGAGAGGCGCTCTGCTCGAGGCGGCTCGTAGCCGCCGAAGAGCGGCTGGTCGTGGTGCTCCGCATCCATGCCCTGGCCGGTGTCGGCGGTGGGGTTATCCACAGGCTCGGCGTCGCGCGCGGGACCGTGAGGTTCATGGATGGGTGACCACGTTTTCCCTTCCCTTTTCCCTTCCCTGTTCCCTTCCCTTCCCTTCCGGGGGTGAGGTGTGGGTGAGCCGCTCACGTCGGACTCAGTGAGGGCTCCGTGAGGAATGCGGGAGTCGCCCATCACCACAGCCCGTCCGGCTCGTGGATCGGGCACGGAGGGATCTTGCTCTTCGTGGGCCGGTTGATCCGCTGGTGCTTCGCGCCTTGCACGAAGTTCACGAGGTGGAAGTAGGGGACGTCTGCGACCTCGTAGCGGCAGAGCGGAGGGTCGTCTCCCGCGGCGAGTTGAGCGATGTGGCCGGCGATGACCCTGGGGGTCTTGGCCTTGATCCGGGGGGCGATCTCGGCCTTGATGAGCTCGGGGTCGTTCTCTCCGCGGCCCTGGTCGTCGACGTAGCAGAAGAGGCCGACGAAGGTGCGGAAGAGGGCGTCGGAGTAGGTCGAGACGTTGCGGCTGGTGAGCAGTTCGGGCTTGATCGTGCGGATGCGCGCCATCGGGGCGTCAGACTCCTTGGTCGGAAATGGTTGGCAATACCCCTTGCCTTGATCTGGCTAGAGGCCTAGACTTACGCTCATGAAGAGGACGGACCTGATGAAGCGGCTCCGCAAGATCGCCAAGAGCCAGGGCGAGACGGTGGAGATCCGCGAGGGCGGGAGCCACACGGTCGTGAAGATCGGGAGCCGCCAGACCACGGTCCCCCGGCACAACGAGGTCAACGAGATCACCGCGAAGGCGATCATCAAGCACATGGAGGCGAGCGAATGAAGGTCACCGCGCAGGCCACCCGCTCCGGCGGATGGTGGGCCGTGGAGGTCCCGGAGGTCCCGGGCGCCTTCACCCAGGTGAAGCGCCTCGACCAGGTCGGCGAAGCCGCTGCGGAAGCGGTCGCGGACCTGCTTGACATCCCGGTCGACGACGTCGAGGTCGAACTAGCGCCGGCGCTGGCCGACGAGGCTGTTCAGCGTCTCAACGAGGCCCTCGACGCGGCTGCCGCGGCGTCGAAGGCACAGGCCATCGCGTCAACCCTGATGCGGGACGCCGTGGCGTACTTCCGGGAACAGGAGAACCTCACCAACCGGGACACCGCCGTGCTGCTGGGGATCTCGCACCAGCGGGTCGGGCAGCTCTTCGAGACCCGCGATGAGGCGGTCGCGGCGGCCCGCGAGCTTGCACGGAACGGTCAGGTCGAGAACGTCTCCACCCGCGCGGGGAAGCGGGTCGTGCACAAGTCCGCGAACGGCCAGTGGACGACGTACTCGGCTGCAGCGCGTCGCCCGACCGGGCGGGGCGCAGCGAAGGGCTGACGTAGACGCCGATCGAGGATGCCACCGGCGCTCGTCGAGGGGCTCGAGGAGCGAGGTCGGGGCCGGATCCGGGGCTCGGCGGCGTGGCGTGATTGTCTGCGAGGAAGCGTGAAGCGTGGATACGGTCCAAGGCATGAGCGATGTGTGGAACGACCAAGACCTTCCGGTGCTTCGAGCAGCGGTGGAGGCGCTCGACGAGGACCCTGACGCGTTCGAGGTGACCGCTGAGCACCTCGCCGACGCACACCTTGACGGCATCACCGAGGACCAGGCGCGAGCTTCGTTGAAGCGCCTCGTGATCGGCGGGTACCTCGAAGAGCCGAGTCTGCGCAATCGGTTGGCGTCGTGGACGCCCGGTGAGTCGGTCGTCGGGTACTCCGAGCGCGCGCTGCGGGCCGTGGGCACGTGGCCGACCACGGAGGTAGCGCTCGAGCGCCTGGTCGCCGCGCTCACCGAGGCGGCTGAGCAGGCCGACGACCCCGAGGTGAAGTCCTCCCTGAAGAGTGTGGCCAAGTGGATTGGCTCGACGGCCACCAACGTCGGTGCCAGCATCGCGGCGACAGTGATCACCGGGGGCATGTAGGTCGTCATGACCGCTCCCCGCGGATGACCTTGGCCGCCGTCCACATCCCGCCCAGCCAGTTGTTCAGCATCGGGCTCTTCAGCGGGTCGCCGCCGAAGGCGTCGGTCAGCCGCTTGACCTCGCTCTCGACCTCTGCGTCGACCAGCGCCGCGGCGGCCTCGGTGGCTTCGTCCTTGATCCGCTGGACGACCTGCGCCGAGTCACCGAGAGCAGCGACGGTCGGGCACGGCCAGTGCTCCGTCCCGGGCTCGAAGACCTTGTCGTCGCGCAGGTCGTTGACGTCGTCGCCCCCGAAGCACCAGTGCGTCTTCCCGTGCAGCGACCACACCGCCGCGACCTGGGTGCGCAGCGTGGCGGCCTCCTGCTCGGCGGCCTCGGCCTTGGCCTGGAACTGCTGAGCGATCCCGATCCATCGATCACGCGCCTCGCGCTGGCGGTTCCGCTCCCGCTCGGCCTCCGCGAGCCGGTCGGCGACGTCCGACTCGACCGCACTGGTGATCTCCCAGGCAAGGTCCCAGCGCCGGCCGTTCGTCCCGCTCCCTTGGTCCGGCTCGCCGAGCTTGCGGTTCAGCGCCTTGTAGACGGTGGCGCACAGGTCGGTCCGCTCGACCTCGCTCAGCCCGGCCCGGTCGGACGGCTCGGGAGCGGGGGCGCGCTCCGGCGCTCCCGACGCCACCCACTCCTCGCACTCGTCGCACCACACGACGTCCTCGGCCACGGGGGTAGCGGTGACGTGGATGACGTGCGCGTCCGCCGTCGTGCTGTCGGTCGCCACGGGCAGGTCGGCCGGGTGCTCGTCCAGCAGCGCGCGGAGTCGGTGCTCCATGTTGTCGTCGTGCAGCTCGTCGGCCAGCGCGGCGAGCGCGGCATGCAGGCCGGTCATCACGCACGCGCCTTTCGGATCTCGGCCAGGATCTCGTCGGGGTCGGGCTGGCCGGGCTCGGTCTCCCACTGCCCGTTGCAGACGTAGGACTCGAGCGCGTACACCGCGCCGTCGAGCGATCCGCACCCACCGGACGAGCCAAAGCCGATCTCGGTGAAGTCGTCCTCGTCGGCCGCCTCGTCGCGGCGCTGGATCTGGAACTCGATGCGGTACTCAGGCACGGGTGTCTCCTTCGTGGACGGCGTCGCCGTCGGTCGTGGTCTTGGGGTCGTAGACGGTGAAGCAGGGGTGATTCGGTCCGTAGAGCCGGAAGCCGTTGCTGAGGGTTGAGCAGTACGGACACGGGCTCATGCCTCGCTCCCGTCGGCCGTGGTGGTGTCGGCGCCGTCGAGCGCGGCGCGGAGATCCTGCTGCGCGCGCCAGTAGCCCTCGGTCTGACGCACGTCGTGAGTGGTCGGGTGAGCCGCCAGCCAGTCCCGGACCCGCGCGATGACGGCCCGCTGTTCGGCGACCTTGCGCGCGAGGGCGTCCCGGTTGGCCTGGATCTCGTCGCGCTGGGTCGTGACCTGGTCGAGCAGGGTGAGGAGCAGTTCGATGTCGGCACGGGCGTGCGCGATGAACACGGCATTCTCGCCGCACGGTTCGGGAACGCGCGCGATCTCTCGGTTTCCGTCTGGGGCGAGGATGACCCAGTCGGCGCCGAGCCAGATGTCCCACGGCCCCGGGGTCGCGGCTTCGGCTCTCGCGCGGATGTTGGCGAGCGTGTCGTCCAGGTCGGTCGAGGCGGTCACCGGGATGCCGTGCTGCGGGCAGTCCATGTCCGCTTCGACGCCGGTCCCGAAGCAGCACTCGGCGCAGTGGTTCATCCCATGGCCGTCGGTTCCGCGGCCGGGGCACGGTGGGCACTTGCACTCCTCAGCCACGGTCCTGCTCCTGCCGGTATCCGCGGACGGCGTGGGAGACGTGGTCGACAGCCGAGTGCCAACCAGCGATCCAGGCTGGGTCGAGGTTCGGCGAGGGCAGGAACGCATCACGCTGGGCAGCGACGACCGTCTCGACGTCGTCGAGTGCGGCGGTGACGTGCTCACGGACGACGGCCGCGGCCGCGTCGAAGATGCGCTCGTGCTCGGCGGCCTGGTGCATGGTGCGGCCGTGGTCCCGAGCCTCGTAGAAGGCGTCCTTGATCTTCGAGGCGAGTGCGTCGCGCTGGGTGTCGGTGAGTTCAGCCACGGTGGGCCTCCTCGGAGTAGGGGTTGCTGGATTCGTCGATATGGCCGCGGTCGAGGTCGTACTCGGCCTGCGCGCCTTCCTCCCAGGCGCGTTCGGCGATCTGGCGGTCGTGGTCGGCGAGCCAGGAGGAGGCCATGAGGGTGCGTGCCTTGTCGTGGTCGAGGCCGCCGGGCGCCATCTGGCGCTGGCAGAATTCGGTGAGGTGGTGGCTGGACGCGCACCACTGGCGATGGAAGAACGCCGCGAGCTCGGCGGCCTCGTCGCGTTCAGGCATCGTCGCTCTCGATCGCGGTCGCGGCGCCTGGGCTTCGGCGCGTTCGGCGTCGCCGCCCAGCGTCAGGACCCAGTCGGTGAGCCGCGCCTGCTCCTGCTCGGCCGCCGCGAGTAGGTCGAGCAGGCGGCGTCGGTGCCGGTAGTTGGGGGACCCGGTCCGGGCGTCGGGGAACAGGAGGCTGATCTCTCCGCGCAGCTCGGCCAGCCCAGCGGTCTCGGGCAGCGGTGTCCCGCACGCTGCGCAGCCCATCGCGGGCTCGGCGTCGGGGCACTCCGGGCAGGAGGCGGCGCGGTCTGTGGCGGGCTGGCCGCGGTCGAGGTGGTCGCGGACGCCGTGCTGCGCGGTGATGTCGTGGTCGGTCATGGTGTGGTCCTTCCGGTGGTCCAGCGCGCGCGGGCGCAGGGGCAGGGGGCGGCGGCCGCGGTGGCGGTGCGGATGGTCTTGGGGCAGGTGGCGGTGTGGGGTGGGTGGCCGCACCAGAGGCAGGAGCCGGGCGGGATGTACCGGGCCTCCTTGTCGGCCGTCACGCCGCGCGACTTCGCGTGATCCGCACCGCGCCGGCACGCGCGCGGGTACGGTTCGGGCCCGTGAAGGAAGTACTGCTCGCCGCTCTCCCGGTCGCAGGCTCGTTGCTGCTGGCTCTCGGCTCCTGGGGCGGCCGCCGGCCGTTGATCCGGAGCGGGGGCGAGATCCAGCGCCGCACGCTGTCGGCTGAGCTCGAGTTCGTCTCGCAGTTCCCGGAAGGCTCAGTTGAGCGGCAGATGCTCGACGACCATCTGCGGGTCGGCGTCTCTAGGTACCTCGCCGATTCGTTCTGGCAGACCCGAGACCAGGCGTACATGATCGGCTTTGGGCGGCTCATGCTCGGGTTGGCAATGCTGACCGCGGTGGCGAGCTGGGTCATGTCGCTGGTGCTCGCGTTCGCAAGGCGTGCCTTGCACGCGGAGACGGTCGACTCGCTGGAGAGCGCCCGGAACAGCGTCATGGTGCTGTCCATCGGAGCGATGGTGTACTGCTTGCTGATCTTGCTCGTCCACCACCGCAGCAGGAAGAAGAAGCCGGTGTGGTCTTCCAACCTCGATGCCCAGACCTGGGAGAGGCTGAAGTCCGAGCTCGCCCCGCGTCGCTCAGCGGATCCCCGCGACGCGTCAGCATCGCCGGACACCCCGGCGTAGTCCACCGCCCTACTCATTGGCGAGCTCCAGCAGCACATCCGCGTGGCAGGGCACCGGCTTCCCGTCGGCGTCCTTGAGGGGGCACCAGCAGGCGAGGTCGTGGCCGGCGAGGACGCGGCGGATGTCGGCGACGGTGGGGACGTGGAGTGGGCCGCGGCGGTCGGTGCGGGCGAACTGGTGGCCGTCGAACGTGGTGGCGCCGTCGACCACGAGCTCGCGGTACATGCGGACGGCGTCGGCGCGGGGGAACATGCCGCCGGCGGTGCGGGCGACGGGGAACGGGTTGCCCCAGGGGGTCGGGCGGCCGACGTAGATCGTGCCGAGCGGTGCCCGCCACCCCGCGGTCCGCTGCCGCTGGATCCGCACCGGGCCGGTCACAGCAGCACCCCCTGCGCGACCGCGCTGGCCACGGCGCCCGACCCGGGGAAGAGGTCGTCGACCGTGTCGTGCTCGGCGTCGTACCCGAGGGCGTCGAGCACCCAGCGGGTCCAGGCGGGTGGCTTCGCGCCGGCGAATCCGACGTACTCCACCGGTGCGGTCAGGACGTCGTGCACCTGGATCGCGCCTCGGCCGGCGCGGCGGTCCTCCGGGGTGTAGACCAGGACCGCTTCCCACTTCGACGCGATCCGGTTGCTGCCGTGCTGGGTGTTCGGCCGGTGCCAGACCATGATCCGGGCCGAGATGGGCCAGGGGTGGTAGTAGGCCAGGCCGTCCGGGGTGGTCGCGATCGCCCAGCCGTCATAGCGCGCGCGGAGGTCCTCGAGGAGCTGGCGGTGGCGTTCGGGCTGGTCCCACTCGCCGGCGTCGGGGTGGAAGTCGGCGGGCGTCTCCTTGCGGGGGCGCGTGCCGTCGCCGTAGTAGCGGCGCGCCCGGCTGTACGAGGTGACGCGGACTGGGCCGCCGGGCCGGTCGCGCCGTTCAGCGAGGCGGGGCGGGTAGGGAGGGTCGGCGATCGCGAGCCTCATGCGACAGCCTGCCCGTCGAGCCGGCGGCGCTGGTCGCGGAGAGTGTCGAGCCGGACGCCCAGGCGCACGGCGGCCTGCTCCTCGGACTCCCCCTGCGACACCAGCCAGTCGAAGTCCTCGACCCGGGCGTGCACGACGTCGGGCCGGCCCACGCGGCGCCGGGAGTCGGGCCGCCACGGCTCCGCGGTCGGGTCGTCCATGTCGATGCCCTCCCACGCGAGCGGGGGCGCCCAGCCGTTGCGGCGCGCGAGGCGGAGGTTCCGGCCGACGCGGGGACCGGAGGCGGGTGTCATCGACAGGCGGTTGTAGACCTTGAGGACGCGTCGGGCGGTCTCGGCGGTGATGGTGTTGGCGATGAGGGGGTACTTGAACGCCGCGTGGGCGCTTCCCCAGCCGCCGACTTCGGCGAGTTCGCGGAGGCTGTAGCCGAGGGCTCGGAGTGCCTGGATGCGGCGCCGGGTGCCGTGGGCGGCGACCTTGGTCGCGCCGCCGGCGAGGAGCCGCTGCTTCTCGTAGCGCATCTTGGCGCGCTTGCAGGCGTCGCAGGCGGGGGTCTTGGTCCGGAGGTGGGCCGAGCAGCCGGCGATCGTGCCGTGGCGGGGGTCGTCGGGGCTCATGCGGCACCGACCAGGGACTCGGCGACAGCGGCGATGAGGTCGCGTGCGGCGGGCGGGGTGACGGCGTTCCCGGCGAGCTTGACGCGCTCACGGCGGGTGCCGGACCACTTGTAGTCGCGGGGGAAGGCCATGCCGGCGGCGACCTCGTGGGGCTCGAGCATCCGGAAGAGGCAGTCGTCGACCTGCGCGGCGGCGGCGTCGATGTCGCCCGGGGTGAGGACGGACTGGTGTCCCGCGGTGGTGAGGGTGCGGAGGTACTCGGTAGCCGGGGTGGTCATCTCGGCGCCGCCGGAGTTCATCCGCTGGATGAGGGCGTGTCGGTCGACCGTGGTCAGGGCGCCCATCGGCTGGTCGGTGGGCTTCGCGGTCTTGCTGGCGCCGTAGTACGGCGTCAGGAGCGACATGTTCCCGCCATTCGCGGTCAGGGTCCGCAGGTACTCATCGGTCGGGGTGGTGTGCCGCTCGGCGGCACCGCCCTCGATGCCGTAGTGGCGGGTGACGAGCGCGTGGTGGTTGCCGGACGCGGTGACGGTGGACAGCGGGTGGGCGGCTGGGCGCGCATCGGACCCGCCGCCGCGCAGCTCGGCGATGAACGGGGCCTCGACGACTGCGGTCGTCTCGCGGGTCGTCATCGTGCGGTGCGGCTCGATGGCAGCGCGGGCGTCGTCGTTCCACGTCCCGCCGGCGGGCACGCACAGGGCGTCGAGGTGGCGCGAGGTCTGGGTGCGCAGCGGCTGCTCGGCCGCATTCACCCGGTCGCCGGCACGGCCCTCGAGCGGCACGACCAGGGCCTTGGACTGCGTGGTGTGCAGGGTGCGGAGGTACTCGTAGATCGACCAGGTGCGGACGCCGGGACGGCGCTCGAAGGTGTTGCCCGCGACCTCTGCGGTGAACGGCTGCCAGTACTTCGCGATCCCGGCGGCGATCCGGCGGCGGGTCTTGTCCGCGAGGGGCTTGGTCCGGTCCCCGATGCGGGTGCCGCGCAGCGACCAGTCGATCGCGGCGGCGGCCGGGAGGTAGCCCGGCTCGACGGTGGTGCCGCAGCCGCCGTGGACGTAGACGTACTGGGAGCGGTACTTCCCGACGGTCTTGCCGTTCTTCCATGCCTGCTGGGCCTCGACGACCTCGGAGCAGTCGGGGCACCAGGCGAGGGGGCGGAGGACGGCGTCGATGTTCGGGACGCGGTTCCCGCGCTGCCAGGCGACGATGTAGAGCCGGTCGCGGGACTGGGGCGCGGGGTCGCCGAGCGCCTGGGCGTGCATGCTGTTGAGCGAGACGACGCGGAAGTCGTAGCCGAGGTTCCGCAGGCCCTTGCGCCACAGCGCCCACTCGGGCGCGAACTTGGCGTTGGTGGCGATGTCGACGACGTTCTCGATGACCATCGCGGCGTAGCGGTGGTGCTCGACGAACCGGAGGACGTCGAACATCAGGAGGCGGGAGCGCTGCACGATGGCCTTCTCGGGGTCCTCGTCCTCGACGAGGTCGGGGTTGAGGAGGTCGAGGAGGTCGCCGTCGATCGAGGTCGAGATCCCGGAGTACTTCCCGCCGGAGGCCTGCGACCACTTCGTGCACTCCGGGGAGGCCCAGAGGATGTCGGTGGTCGGGAAGAACCGGGGGTCTTCCTCGTGGAGGTCGACGGCGGCGTGGTCGGCGTCCGGGTGGTTCTCGTTGTGCACCGCGATCGCGAGGTCCCAGTGGTTCGCGGCCATCACGACCTCGACACCGGGGACCGCGACCATGCCGGTCGACGAGCCACCACCGCCGCAGAAGATGTCGGTGACCGTCAGCACGGCTCCTCCGATCCGAACAGCTCGGTGTCGGCGGTGAGCAGCCGCGCTGTGCTGGTGGTGGCCTCGACGCGGCGGGCCAGCACCTGGGTGCCGAGCTCGTAGATGGCGTCGCACGTCGGGCAGCGGACGGCGTAGGCGAAGTCGCCGTCGTAGTGACCGTGTGCTCCGCAGGCGCAGTAGAAGTCCAGGCACACCGTGGTGCCCTTCCACTGGATGAAGGTCTCGGCGTCGGTGCCAGGGAACGGCGCCAGGCGCTCGTCTGCCGGAACGGAAACGGCGCCCGGACCGGTGGTCTCGGGCGCCGTGGTGGCGGGCTGGGGCGTGGTGCTCATGGGCGTTCTCCAGTGAGGAGCGCGATCAGGTCGCGCAAGGTGGTGGTGACGTACTGGTCGAGGGGGTCGGCGGTACCACGGCGCTTGTGGACGACGAGGCCGATCAGGGCGTCGTCGTTGCCGCGCTCGATGTCGGCCTCGTCGACCCAGCCGGCGAGGTTGAGGCGGGCGACGTCCTTGCACTCGACGACGACACGGGGGTGGAGGAGCTGGTCCTGGTCGTAGATCGCGCTGCTGATGCGGAGGCCGCCGATGTCGCCGCGACGGTCGATCCGGTCATCGACGTGCCGGGCGAGGCAGTCGGCGATGGACCGCTCGAAGCGGGTCCCGGCGCTCTTGGCCGACGCGCGTGAGCGGCCCATTAGTCTTCGACCTCGACGAGCTCGAAGATCCGCAGCGAGTCCTGCGGTCTGGGCGCCCAGACCTCGGGCGGGTCCTCGACGAACGCACGGGCCTCGGCCTCGTTCGGGAAGAAGTCGACGAACCCGTTCTCGGTGCCGTGGGTGAACTGCACGACGGCGTGAAGGCTCATCGCGCCCACCGACCTTCGTAGGCCCGCTCGATGGTGAGCGCGTCGACCGCCGCGGTGTACGGCCCGCCGGCGTGCTTCCGAGCGGTCTCGACGAGGTCGCGGACCCGGTCGCGGGCGGCTCGCAGGTCGCCGAGCTCGTCCATCAGTCCGTCCCAGGCATCCGCGAACGCCGCCGGATGATCGTGGGCGCAGAGGACTGCCGGCATCGTGAACGCGCCGGACTTCGCGAGGTGGTCGGCGAGGAAGAAGGCGCCTGCACCGGAGCTGCCGAAGATCCGGCCGTCCTTGTCGTAGTCGACGAGCGCGGTCTCTATCGCGTCGACCAGGTTCTCGGGGATCGAGTCACCCATCGTCTGCACCTCCGTGGCAGGTCTTGTGGATCCAGCGGCCGTTGACCTTGCAGGCGTCGCCCCAGTCCTCGATGTCGTCGCCGCATCGGGGGCACTCGTTCTCGCCGCTGGACCTGGCGAGACCAGCTCCGCCATACCCGCGGCCGCGGCGCCGGACCCTCACGTCGGGTCCTCAGCGACAACCTCGACCGGCGTCACGGCGGTCATGTCCTCGGGGATCACGACGATCGCCTCAGGCCGGAGCGGCTGGAACGCGGCCTGGGGGACGCGGATGGTGAGCTTGACCAGGACGGTGCCGCCGCGGGGACGCTGAGGGCGCTTCTGGGTGATGGTGGTGACCTTGGCGCCGTGGATGGAGCGGTTGCCGTCGCTGTCGATGTAGTTGCCCCACTCGGGCTCGACCTGCGCGTAGAAGGTCGCGTCGACCTCGCGGCTCATCGCGGGGCTCCCGCGACCTGGGCGGCGGCCGCGGCCGTCGCGGCGGACCGGCGGCCGTCGAACTTGGTCGGCTCGCACAGCGAGAACACGACGTAACCGTTGCCGTTGAAGCCGCGCTGGTTGCCCCGCGGCGCGGTCGACGCGAGAACGTGGCCCACGCGGGCCTCGATGCGGCGGCCGGAGTACTTCGGGCAGTCCGCGGCGTGGTCGCCGGACGCGCAGTCGCACAGCAGGTTCCGGTCCCACTCGCGGAGGACGACGTGGTCGCCGCGCTGGTAGCCGCGGTCGTCGAGGCGGACCTCGAACGTCTTGTCGCCGCGCCAGACCGCCTCGAACATGGCCGGCCAGGTCTTGAGCTCGTGCTTGACCATCAGCCCTGCACCTCGCCGGTCTCGGCGTTGACGCCCTCGGGCACCGTCTCGGCGTCGACCGTGTCGGGGAACGGCTCCTCGAGCCGGGACCGCAGGACCGCGACGACCTTGGTCGCGTCGCCGACGGTCACGGTCGCGGGGTTGGAGATCTCGCGCCCGACGGCGTCGCCGACGTACTCCAGCCGCGCCTCGGTGTCGATGCCGAGCTCGTCGAAGAGCCGGAACATCTCGGCCGCGAGCGCGCTGGACGGCTCGAGCGGCGCGGCGGCGTCCTGCTCGGCGCGCTGCCGCGCCCGGGCGCCGGCGAGACCGCTGCTGCTCGGCTGCGGGGCGGTGGGCTGGTTGTCGGCCTGGCCCATCTCGTCGTCGGTGTAGAGCGCGGCGAGGTCGTGGGGGTAGGCGCGGCGCAGGGCGAGGGCTTCGGCGCACTTCGCGAGCTGCCCGGCGGGCATCTTGGCCCACATCGAGTTCGGCTTCATCTCCTTGGTCTGCCGGTCGACGTAGGTCTGGACGTACTCGGCGTACATCGCCGTGCCGGCGTAGCGACGGCCGTTCTTGACGACCACGACCCGGGCGGCGGCGGGCGGGTTGATGGGGTCGACCCACGCGTCGACCCACTGGCCGTCCGGGCCGCACCACTGGGTGTCCTCGTACTCGAGGACGTCGCCGGCGGCGTTGGCGGCGCGGGTGGCGGTGACGCGGTAGCCGTCGATGCCGGTCTGGATGGTGTAGCGGGTCTCGTAGCGGGTCTGCCGGGTCTCGGGGTCCCAGACCGAGGCCTTGCGGCCGATCATGTGGATCTGCCGGGCGAACGGGTCGAGGCCGGTGCGCTGCGCGACGTGCATGAAGACGGCGAGGTCGCCCTCGGGGGCGTTCTCGATGCCGATCTGGCGCAGCGCGGCAAGCTGCTGGGGGGTCCAGCGGTCCTGGTCGGCCTGGAGGACGAGGCCGGACCCGGTCTGGGTGGTGGCGAGGTCGGTGGTGCTCATGCTGCGGTCTCCACTTCGTGGTCGTAGTAGGCGTAGGTCGGGAGGTCGATGCGGGCGAACTCGGTGTCGGGGACGTAGCCGGGCCAGGCGCCGGCCTCGGTGCAGTCGCGGTAGATCTGGAGGGCCTGCTGGTTGCGCTCGCGGCCGAGCCGGACGGCGGGTTCCTTGAGCTCGATGACGGTGACGAGGTAGGGCGCCGTCTTCATCTGGACGATGAACGCGAAGGCCTCGGCGGGGTGGCCGAGGTCGCGGGCGAGGTCGAGGTACCAGGGGTGCTGCTGGTAGTAGCCGAAGTCCTTGGCGGCCTTGGCGAACGCGGCCGGCTCGGACGAGGTCGCGCTCTTGTAGTCGGTGAGCACGGTGGGGCCGAGCCAGTCGAACCGGCAGCGGCGCAGGATCCCGGTCTCGGGGTCGGGGGCGTAGGCGGAGACCTCGGGCTGCCCGTCGGCGAGGAGCTCCATGGCGAGGTGGTGGCCGGCGAGCTGGTCGGCCATGTCGTCGATCTGCTGGACCTCGGCGGCCTTGAGCGGGACCGCGCCCTCTTTGCGGGCCTGCTCGATGAACGCCTTGGCCTCGGCGGTGCTGGCGGCGCCGTTCTTCGCGAGCGAGCTCGGAGGGATGGTGCGGATCTCGGCGCCGACGCCGAGCACCTTGGCGTGGGCGGCGGTGCCGTAGTCCCAGGCCTTCTTGAACGGCGCCGGGTTGTCCTGCTCGTGGCGGAACAGCGCGGGGGCCTTGAGGAGGGTCTTGGCGCCGGAGTGGGACAGGCTGGTCTGGTCGGCGTGGTAGTCGGCCTCGGGGATGTCGGGGTAGAACCCGGGCTCGCGGCCGGGCGGGGTCTCCTCAGCGTTGGCGGGCTCGGGCTCCCAGTGGCACATGCAAGAGCACTCCCTGCCGGAGTAGACGCCGGCGCAGCGCGCGTGGGAGTCGGGCGGATTGGACGGGCTGCAGAACCCGGACCGATAGGGACGCGTGGTCATCGCTCGTCCTCGCGGACCTCGATCTGCAGGTCGTCCTTGTTGGGCTGGGTGAGACGCTGCTCCTCGGCGTCCAGCCAGGTCGGGAATCGACCGGCGGTGGACGCGTGCTTCCGCCGGTCCATCGGGACCTCGGGCAGGTACCGCAACACGTAGAAGGTCACCGGTCGGCCTCCGTCGCTGCCTCGCCGAGGGCAACGGCCTCGGCGATGTCCGCCTCCCACTGCGCCTGCGCGCGGGCGGCCCGGCGCTTGGCGAGACCCTGGAGGATCTCGCGGATGCCGAACAGCGTGCCGGCGATCGCGAACCCGATGCAGAGCCCGGCGATCACGGGGCCACCGCCAGGGGCGTGCACTCGCCGGTCTGGTGGCGGGCGACCTCGAGCTCGAAGGCGTCGTCGTACTCGCCCATCACGACGAATCCGGCGCTGGTGCCGATGCTGCCGCCGCAGCGGGGGCAGTCGTAGTGCTCGGCGGGGACCATGACGCCGATCTCGACAGCGACGAGCATCACGGGGAGCTCGTGGATGTGGCCTTCGGCGGTGTGGTGGCGGGTCCACTTCTCGCCGTCCCAGTGCTTGGGGTCGCTGGTCTCGATCGTGGTCTCGGCCCACTGCGCCCACTGGGCGAGGTCGGCGAGGGTGCTGAGGTGGATCTGGACGGCGCCGCCGGGCGAGTGGGCCGCTGCGGCGACGCCGACCGGGTCGGGGAGCTCGCCGCGGCGGGCGTCGGCGAAGACGGTGCCGGCGGCGATGGTGAGGTCGGTGGTGGTGCTCATCGGGGTCCTTTCGGAGGTGGGAACGCACGAAGGCCGGCCACCCGCGGAGTGCGGGGGCCGGCCTTCGTGCCGGGTGGTGGCTGGGTCAGCGGGTGCCGGGGATGACGACCCCGCCGCCGGCGCCGGGCCAGCAGGTGAAGCCGGCCGGGGCGTTGTAGCCGTCGGCGAGGAGGTCGAGGCACTTCGAGACCAAGACGTTGGGGTCGCGGCTGATCGAGTCGGACAGGATCCGGTTCGCCTCGGCCTGGGCCTTGGCGGTCTTCTGGGCCTGCTCGGCGATGCGGGTCTTGCTGACCTCGCCGATGTAGTTGTCGATCTTCTTCTGCGAGTCCTTGTCCAGGCTGACGAGGCTGATCGTGACGGAGTCGACCTCGACCAGGCTGTTGGTCTTGGCGAGCATGACGTCGCGGACCTTGTCGGCGAGGGCGTTGTAGTCGGGCTGGTCGCCGGTGGCGCCGGCGAGGGTGAGCGGGTCGAAGCCGGCGAACACGGCGTTCATGGCGGCCTTGAACTGGGTGGAGACGACGGCGTCGCGGAGGCTCTTGGTCGGGTCGTCGGAGCGGAAGTCCTCGTAGACCTTGTTGGCGTTGTCGTCGCTGACGCTCCACCGGATCGTGGCCGAGATGGTGGCGGTGTTGCCGTCGCTGAGCCGGACGTCGATGCCGGACTTGCCGTGGTACTCGTCGGTCTGGATGGTGGCGTCGATCTCGGTGACCTTCTGCCAGGGCGCCTTGAAGTGGAAGCCGGAGGAGAGGGTCTGGTCAGAGGGGCGGCCGAAGGTGGTCACGACGCCGACCTGCTTGGCCTCGACCGTGGTGATGCTGCCGAGGAACAGCAGGACCGCGGCGAGGACCAGCGGGATCAGCGCGCCCGGGCGGGTGCTGACCGTGATCTCCACGCGCTCGGTGATCGCCTCGCCGTACCGCGTGGTCTCGCCGGTCTCGCGCCGCTCGTACTGACCGGTGCCGACCCGCGGGCCGGACGCGAGCAGGGCGATCCCGACGAGGATCAGGAGGGCGGACAGGATGGTGATGAACATGCAGGGTCCTCTCGGGACGGGTCAGCGGGAGCCGCGGAAGATGGGCGAGTTGAGGTCGATCTCGTCGTTCTGCGAGATCCCCTCCTCGACGTTCTCGACGACGCTGAGGAACGCCTGTCGGAGCACGTCCTCGGGCCGGTCGAGCTTGTAGCCGATCCGCAGCACGCCGTCGGTGATGCGGTACCGGAACCGCGCGGTCACCTTGAACGCCTCGGCGCCCTCGAACGGCTTGAGCGCGATCACGAACGTCTCCGGGATCGTGAGCTGGCCCTTCTTCCCGGCGTGCGCGTCGATCGTCTCCCGGTGCTCGAACTGCCGCTGCCCGTCGGAGAGCCGCTTCGAGGACTCGAACGCCGACGACGTCGTGGCCCGGAACGACTGGGCGAGCTCGAGCATGTCGGCGGCCGTCGGCTGGAGGATGTCGATCGACCGGGCCTCGAAGTGCTCGGCGAGGGTCGACTGGTCGAGCAGCTTGCCGTCGTGGGCCTGCCAGGCCTTCCACGCCTCGGTGAGCAGGACGGCGTACTCGACGCGGTGCTGCTCGTGCCGGGCGCCCGGCACGCTGCCGTCGGTGGACTCGTGGGCGTCGAGGATGCCGGTGATCTTCGCGGCGACGGCGTCGGCCCAGACCTCGGTGTCGAGGTCGTGGTGCTTGGCGAGGTAGGCGACGAACGACTGGGCGTCGTGGACCTTGTAGGTGCCCTCCTTGCGGCGCGGCTGGTGGGCGTACTTGGCCTTGTCGCGGAGCGTGTCGAGGTCGACGATGGTGACGCCGCCGTCGGTGTCGACGAACTGCTCGTGGAACTCGTCGTGCTCGTCGTCGGTGAGGCCGTCCGGCGGCGCGGGCGGCGCGACGTGCCCGAGTCCGCGGTCGATCTCCTGGCGGCAGCCCTTGGCGTAGGCGTCGCAGTAGGCCGGGACGCCGTACCCGCGGTGACGGCGGTGGACGGGGTCCCAGCCGACTGCCCAGCCCATCAGGTGACCTCGCGGAGCTCGCCGGTCTGGACGTCGACGAGCTGGCCGCCCTCGACCTCCCTCAGCGACTCGAACACGAGCTGGTTCGGGTCGGTCCGGGTGAGGTTTCCGACCTTGTCGGTGTAGAAGAGCGACGCCTTGCGGTCGTGCTCGGGGAGCTTGAGCTTGATCTGGTCGTCGATCATGAGGACGTCCTTGTCGCCCTTCATCGGCCCGATGTTGATCGTGTAGACGAGCGAGCCCTTCTTGCCCGTGTCCTTGACCCGCTGGACGAGGTCGTAGACCGCGTCGCTCAGCTCGTCGTGGGACTTGCCGCCGGCCTGCTCGCGCAGCCAGTCGGCGAAGGGCCGGACGTGCGCGTCGCCGTCGCCCTCGGTGGTGGTGTCGGTCATCTGCCTTCCTTCTGTGGTGGGTGGAAATGCAGACGGCCGGCCACCTCCCGGGTTGCGGGTGGTGGCCGGCCGTGTGCCGTGTCGTGGGTCCTACGCCGGTGGGCTGCCCGTCTCTGTGTGGTGGAGCGTGGGCGTCCATCCGCGCCAGCGGCGGAGCGGGACGAGCTTGTTGCCGTTGCCGCGCGAGTGCGCGGGGTCGATCGGCGCGAGGTCGTCGGTCTTGTCGAGGAACCCGTCCGGGCCACAGGCCGGCGCCCACCGAGCGGAGAACGACCGCGGGTCGATCTCCCCGAACCGGTTCCGCAGCAGAGCCGAAACGCGGGAGGGGTGCACGACGCCGTCGTGCGCGTCGGCGTCGGCCCGGCACGCGGCGCGGAAGTCGTCCATCCGCAGCCGTCCGAGCGGGGTGGCCTGGTCGGCGAGCAGGTCGAGGAGGTCGGGCTCGTCGAGCCGGCCGCTGCCGACGACGGTCACGCCGACCTCCGCATGAGGCCCTCGTAGAACCGACGGTTCGCCTCGGCCGACTCGATCGCGCGAGCCTGGCCGGCAGTGAGGAGCGGGCGCTGGCTACTCACCTTGGGCAGGGTCTCGGCCGGCCGCGGCGCGCGCGGGGCACTGGGTCGGGGCACGGCCGACGGCGACGGCTTCGGTCGCCTCTTCCCTTCGATCTTCCCCCCCACCATCCGCAGCACGTCGCGGCGGGCGAGCTGGACGTTGAAGTGCTTCGGCGTCTCGGCGAGCTTGTAGAGCCCGGCGGCCCTGGGGTGCGACCAGAGCGTGTGACCCTTCGCATCCGTCGACTCGTAGGTCCAGCCCTGCTTGCGGAGCCAGGCGGCGAAGACGCGGATCTCCTTGCGGGAGTGGCGCGGCCCGGCGCTCACGGCGTGGACTCCGTCTCCCAGGTCGCATCAACCTCGTCCGCCCGGGCATCGCACGTTGGGCACAGGCGGAAGGTGGTCTCCCCGCGTCGCCGGACGCTGCGCACGCCCTTGCACCAGCGGCAGACGATCGAGTCCGGGTCGCCGCTCTGGATGTGGCTCGTCATGACGCCGTCCTCCATCCCGGGCCGCCGAGCCCGTGCCGGCGCACGACCGGCTTCCGCCCGCCCGGCGCCTGCTGCATCAGCCGCTCGAGGATGACCCGATCCCGCTCCTGCTCGTCGTCGGGCAGGTCGGCCGCCTCGATGAACGACTTGGCGAGCTCCCGGACGTCGCGGCCGGTGAGGATGACGCCGGCCCGGCGAGCGAGAGCGAAGGCTCGGTCAGCGACTACTCGCTGGATCACGCGGTTCGAGGCCCCGCGGTGGGCAGTGGTGGGCACGCGGCCCGGTGGTGCGGTCATGCGTCCGCCCAGGACTCGATCCACGCGTCGAGGCTGGCGACGCTGTAGAGGTGCTTGCTGCCGCGGTCGTGCTGTCGCTTGCGGACGATCGGTGAACCGGGAACCCGCGCCTTCTCGGCGAGCGTGTCGGGGTGCATCCCGCACCACTCCGCGGCCTCCTTGAGGGTCAGCCACTTGCGCGCAGGGACTGGACGAGCTGCAGCCGGCATCAGGCTGCGCTCGCTGAGATGCGCTCGGCGGCGGCGGCGAGGTCGCTGACCTTGACGCCACAGAGCGTCGCGATGCGCGCGAGCTCCGGGAAGGTGAAGGGGAGCGTGCCGTTGACCCGACGAGACAGCGTCCGGTACCCGATCCCGGTCCGCTCCGCGGCTTCCACCAACGTGAACCCGGCGGTGATGATCGCCCCATGCACGGCGCGGCCGATCGCCACGGCCTCGGGGTCGATGTGGCTTGTCATGACTGGAACGCTACGTGCCAAATTTGGCACGGTCAAGTCGTTCTCATGCCAGATCTGGCGCGTTTCGTTTCTAACTAGTACCGTTTCGTGTCATGACCGAACAGGACTCGCGCGACTTCGCCGCAGCGCTCGGCGCAGAGATCGCGTCGTGGCGCAAGCGCCGCAAGCTCTCCCGCGGCGATCTGGGCGCTCTGGTCGACCTCTCGGAGACAACGATCGGCCGCATCGAGCGGGGCAACGTGGCCGCCGCGGCCGCCACGGCCGACGTGTGGCGGATCTCTGCCGCCCTCGGCTTGACGTTCTCCGACCTCGTTCGCCGAGCCGAAGAGGCCATCAATCTGTCGGGCCCCCGTGAGAACCTCGGCGCTGTCGCCAGCACCGAGGCCGGTGACTTCGAGCCGGGAGACCTCGAGGACTGAGGATGAAGAACACGTACAGCCCGTGGGACGAGTTGGCGTCGCTGCCACACATCGACCTCGTGTGGGAGCGCCTCAGCGATCGCAAGGGCGAGTACCGGCACTGGGAGCAGCGGATCGCGCTCGACCCGCGGATGCGCCGGCACCAGGCGCGCAGCGTGCTCTGCCATGAGCTCCGGCACGTCGCGGCGTGCGACGTCGTCACCCACTGCGGTCGGACCAATCTGCTCCAGGAGCGCCGAGCCGACCGCGACGCCGCCCGGCTGCTTGTCGACGTGCACGACCTCGGCGAGGTCGTCGCGGCGCACGGCGAGCATCACCCGACGCTCGCGCGCGATCTGGGCGTCTCGCTGCACATCGTCCGAACGCGCCTGGCGAACCTCCACCCCTCAGAGCTGCACTACCTCCGCGGTCGGCAGGGGGCCATCGGCGCGTAGGAGGCCACCTCGCGGCCCTTGCCCCGCCTCGACGGTGAGCCCGAGGACGCCTGGGGCGCCTGACTGCCGTTTCCAGAAACGCCAGAAGCTCCGCCCTCCGGCGTGGAGGGCGGAGCTTCTGGCGTTGCTCAGGAGAACTATGTCGCGCTCACTCCGGAGGGTTCGGGTCCTCCGGCATCAATCGGGCCTCCTCGGCGATCACGGCCCGCACGTCATCCCAGTCGCCCTTCTTGTCCGCGCAGTCGGGGCGAAGACGCACGGATGCGTGGGCCTCCCCCAGCCGCTCGTCGTCCGGGTCTGGCTCGGCGACAACGCCGGCCTGTTCCGTTCGACGCGCCGCGTCGACGGGGAACTCGATCCCGTTGTGCGTCTCCCAGTTGTAGATCTCGTGCCGCGCGACGCCTGCGACCGGAAGAAGGCTGTCAGCCTGGACCGACATCCCGTCGGGGTTGTAGCGGAGAGCCGACTTCTTAATCAGCAAGCGGCCACTGAGAACGTCAGGCACGCGAAAATCTGGGTGGCGCGGGATCCGCCGCAGCAACATCTCGTCTGGTGGGATGCCCGGGTCATCCCACACCACCGCCTCGCTCACCGCGCGTGCTGAGCAGCCTGCGGGAAGAGGGCTGGCCAGTCCGGATTGAGCTCGTCAGCGGCGGCCGTGAACGAGGTGAGCAGGGTCTTCAGTCCGAGCATGCTGGTTGACCTGCTGATCCGGACCCCTCGACGGCGAAGAGTCCAGCGGGCACTGCTAGCAGTCGTGAGCAACTCGAGGCCGTACTCACCAACTCGCCACTCGGCGATGACGTCGCCGTCCTCCACTGACATCGTGGGGTAGAGAGTCCCCGGCTGCACGAGTGATCGAAGGTGGTGCAGCATCAACGCCTCGGCCGCGCGGTCGGGCATCTCGAGACCCTGCTCGATGTGATGCTCAGTGATCTGAACGAGCTGCCACTTGGCGTACTCGAAGCCCACTGAACGTCCGCTCCAGACGCCGGCGGTGTAGAGCTTCCACCTCGTTGAGATCCTGGCGGCGGGCAGCGTGTAGTCGACACCGTCCTGCGGCTTCGTCGCAATGAGTCGACACGGGGCCTTCGAAGGTGGGTGCTTCCGGCTCCAGATTCCCTCTACCTGTTCGCGTCGGTAGACATCCTCAACGATCTGCGCTGTCACTGCTCCTGCCCCCAATCCGACTTCATGGACGCACTCGTGAAGCGCTCGAACGCGCCCAGAAGAGCGTCGTGCGCCTTGTCGAGACCACCGAGTTCAGCGCTGCTGTCCCCCTCGGGCACGACAATCTCGTAGCGGGAGGTGATCTCCAGTTCGGCGCCGTCCTCGTAGGTGTCGACGTCGATGTAGACATGCGACGCGGGGTCGTCAGGATTGTCGATGTGAAGACGAAGCCCTGCGTAGTGGACGTTGTCCAAGGCCGCTCCGTTGGAGGTTCCGCTCCACGACGAAGCGACGCCAACGAGTAGGTCGGCGATGTCTGCCTCGCCGAGGTGGTTCGAGTATCGGCAGTCGCTTGATGTCAGCGTGAGCTCCCTGTCGAGCTCCACCTTGACGACCTCGGCGAACTCGCCCAGGCGCTGCCTCAGGTCGCGGGAGAGCGTCTGGTAGCCGGGGTAGGAAGCCCCGTCGCTGAACCCCCATGTGCGGATCAGGCGGTCGTTCTGGATGGCGATGGCCTCGGTCTCGTCCACCGTGGCGAAGATCATGTAGGGGAAGGGCCACGACGGGACGTTGTCGTCACCGCCTGTGGTGCCCGACCCTGCGTGCGGATGTGCGCGGAGCGGCGGGAGGCTGCCGACAGACGGGTAGTAGTCGCGCCAACGTTCCCGCAGCATCGACAGATGAATGGGCTGCAGCGTCTCCAAGGCCTCGAAGTAGACAGTCAGCACGACCGTCTTCACCGGCGGTGTCTTGAACTTCAACGACTCCTGCCCCGTGGTCACGCTCGCACCTTAGCCGACCCTTGGCTACGGCGGGGCTGCTTCCCAAATGGCGCGCGGACGAGAAAATTCACAGCCATAGGGGACTTTGTCCCCAGGTTCTCCCCAAGGCAATCCACAGGTCGCGCCTACGCAGCGAGCTGCAGCCGCTCGGCGACGGCCGCCATGGCAGCCGCCAGCGGCGCAGTCTTTACGTGCAAGTAGCCCTTGGTCGACAGCATCGACGAGTGGCCCAGGATCGCGATGATGACCGCGGGGTCGACGCCAGCCTCGAGGAGGAGGGTCGCGGTGGTGTGGCGTGCCTCGTGGATCGTGAACGGCCGGCCAGCAGGGTGCTGCACGTCGGCGCCCCGCTGGGCCGCCACGGTCTCCTGGAGGGCATACCACTCGACATCGTCGAGCTTCGGGTCGCAGGGACCGCCGTCGAGCGTCGGCCACACGAGGCCGTGCTCGGACTCCGGGGCGATCTCGCGCCACGCCTTGAGCGAGGTCACCATCCATGGCACGAGGGGGATCACGCGCCAGCCGGCGCGAGTCTTCGGCCGGACGAGGTGCCAGCGGCCCTTGACCTGCCGCGCCTCGTAGCCGTCGGGCACCCGGAAGCCGGAGGAGCGGTCACGCGGGAAGCGGTACGGCAGCGGCTGGAGCTGCCACGAGATCGTGAGCAGGCCGCGCTCGAGGTCGACCTCGTCCCACGTGAGCCCGAGCGCCTCGGCCTGGCGGAGTCCCTGGAGCAGCGCGGCCACCCATCGCGAGCCCTGGGGGATCTCCGCGGCGACGCCGAGGATCTCGACGGCGAGGTCGAGAGGGAGGTCAGAGCGGTCGGATGGGCCCGCCGCGGGAGCCTTGACCTCGACCACGATGCTAGGCACAGCGTAGCCGTCCGCGCGAGCGGCCTTGAGCATGGTGATCAGCACGGAGTGGGTGCGCCGCTGGCTGGACGGTTTGAGGCCGGCCGAGCGCTGGGCGTTGGCGACCTTCCGGACGTCGGCGGGCGCGAGGTCGGAGAGCCGCTTGTGGCCGATGGTCGGCACGATCCAACGGCGCACGGCGGAGCGGGCGCTCGTGAAGGGCTGCGGCCGGAGCTCGCGCTCGACGATGTCAAGCCACTCCTCGGCCCACTGCTTCACCGTGGTCTTCGAGCTGGCGGCCGCTCCCCCGCCGTCGAGCACCTCGCCCATGCGCTTCCGCATCCGCGTCCGGGCCTGGGCCTCGGTGTCGCCCTTGACCGTGTAGCGCCGGCGGGTGCCGCGCTCGGTGAACCCGTGCACGAAGGCTCCGACCCAGGGGCCGCTGCAGCGGTGCGCGGGTCGGCCGGCGCCGGTGGTCGGCGGGCAGCCACGTCGTTCGTCGCAGCGCTGGTACACGGAGCCCTCGGCATAGGTGCGCTTCTTCGGGGTCCTCGTGCGGGCCAT